TCTCTTATAATTGTGAATAGGCTCTTGTCTATTAAGCGTCATATATTGCAGCCTTTCAGATACAAGCCCACTTTCAGTATAGAGCGTGAAGCCTTTATCAGTCATAAAAATCGTTTTTATATATCCATATTTTATATAGTTCACTGATTTACATGGAGTTGGAGATAAAAATGATAATTCAGCTTCTCTTATATCAGTTGTATAAGAGATTAGATAGATGCCAGAATCTGTCCCAATAAGTAATCCATCGTTTATCGGGACAATCATTACAATTCTGTCTGGCATCTGTATTAGGTTATAGCGTTTATCTAAAACTTCAAAATCCCATAAATCAGAAAAATAAAGTAGGTTTCCCACAGCAGAGAATAATCTACCTCTGTTATGCTCTATTGGAAAGCCAGCAGGAAGATACATTTTAAAATCATCTATATTGCCTTGTGGTATTTTAATTACATCATTTGTCTCATTTATCTTGAAGAAGTCAACTCCGTTTGATACATAAATAGTCTCATTTACTTCTGTATAATAAAGGGGCAAATCAGAAGATAAAGTATGCAGTAGAGTAGTAGGATATAAATAGAAATTCAGCCCAGAGGCATAAAAAAGTCTACCTTCTGAAACAAAAGCATCTCTTGGATTTTGTATATCAATAGCCAGTTGTGATGCGGGAAACCCTCTAATAACACCTACATTAGTAACATAAGCATTTATTAGGGTCTTAAAGAAGGTTTGCTTATTTTCAGTTATTCTTAGGGGCTCTTCTTTGGATTGCCCTACAAAGTTACCTAGACTTATTGCCACAGCATCTTACTCCAGTAGCAGATTTCATATTAGGAGCTATATCAAGCACAATTTTTGTAAGAGCTTCAATATCTGGAGCTACAAGCATTTTATTCGCTTTAACTGGAATACCGTTTTCATTTTCTTCGGCTACCGACACATATAAAATAAAACCCCCATTATCAGCCACTGTAATACTTAACGAATCAGCTATTGGAGCCATAACTCCAGCTGGTACTCCTCTCTGTGGTTGTATCATAATCCACCTCCCTTTGAATTAAATCGATTTAATTCATAAAAGTCCTTTATGTATTCCACTTACCTCACTAATACTTGTGTCCCGTATAAACTTCCCTTTAAATTCATTCAATTTATCTGTATACCTACTATAATACTGCTGGAAAGCCTGAAAGTTATATGTTTCTGTGTCAGGCATAGAAAAAGCTCTGCACATCACTCCAAGTATACACAATTCCTGTTCTGGAAAATCAAAGATACTGTCCATTGAATAAACTGGTATATTGGCAAGCATAGCCAACAAATAATAAGAATCATCGGGTATTGGATATATAAGAAAAGTTTTTGTTGATAAATCATTTGAATAATACACAGGTCTCCCAGTTTCAGATGTTCCTGTAAGTTTCCTCCTCATAATATTTGAGGGGCTGTAAAGCAGAGGCTCTTCTCTTATATCTCTATCTTTGTCGTAAATGTTACATTTCATAGCAACTCCGTTAAGAGTATACTCTGTAACATTCTTAGTTATTGGAATAATGGAATATACATCAGTATATAAATTAGCACGCCTGCTAATATCTTCTACTGTTTCATTTATTAATTGCAATAATACTTCATCACTCCATAAATAAGGCTCCATGGTATCTACTAATCGTGTTCTTAGCATATCAATAAGGTCAATTATGGTCATAATAACAGACCTCCTACTATTACTCCAATTAAAACACCTATACCTAAATTCTGTATAGACTCAAGAAATGATTGCTTCTTTTGTTTTGATAAATCCTGTTTCAGCTGTTTTACTTCAATATCTTGTAATTCTTTCTGTTCTTTAACAAGTTTAACTTCTTCCTTTAATAGCTCATTTTGCTTTTTAAGTAGCTCAACTTCAGCTGATAGCTCCTCAACCTCTTTTTCTAAAATTCTTTTCTGCTCTATTTCTACAACTACTGACTTAGCTTGTTCTGCTGGCAGACAAGCAACCTCTCCAGCATAAGCAAAGGAGCTTAAAAGTAATATGCTACTTATAATATATAGAAATATCATATCCTAACGCCTTAAACCTATTTATAAGTTCCTCATCAGATACAGGCTTTTTTATTTCCTGTCGTTGTCTTCTGAGAGATGCAATTTTCATATCCTTATCTTGGATTTCTTTTTCATAAGATTTCAATTGTTCCTCTAATTGTTTTATTTCTGTATCTTTTTGTTTTATAAGTTTGTCAGCTTCCTTAACAGCCATAGAACTCCCAAGTCTATATGAAATAGACGAAATCAAAATAAGACATAATGCAACACCTAATAAAATAAGAATCCATTTCATTTTACTCATCACTTTAAATTATATTCCTCTGCGAATCTAAATATCTTATATGGATATGAAATATTTACCCTACAAAAATCTACATGTTTGTCTCTGCCTCTCTTGCATGCTTTCTCAACTTCCTTCCATTCACAGCTTCCAGCTCTTTCTATTTCTCTGTTTAAATTACCAAGCCCTCCGTTATAGGCTCGGAAGGCGAAATACCAACCTTCACAAATTGTATTTTTATAACAAGCATAATCATATAATATCCCAGCTCTTATATTCCACTCAGGAGATAATGGATTATATAGTAATTTTCTCAGGTATGGGTATTTTTGATGTAATTCTCTTGCAGTTGCAGGCATTATCTGCATTAATCCTGTGCCTCCATCATAGGCAATTAAGCCTTCTTTGCAAGAGCTTTCTACTTTTATCTGGGCTATAAAATAATGATGGGGGGCATTCAGCCCCCCAATGTATTGTGCTTCCCTCTTAACCATAGGAAGATACTTGACACATCTATCAAATGCATGCACATTAGTGAACAGTAACAGAACTAATATTAAAGCCCTAATGAACACGCTATTATGATAGATGAATACAGAAACCCTCTAAATATTCCTATGGCAAGGGTGCGAAATCCATCCTGCGTATCAGAGTTTATATTTTCAAGTTCTCCAAAGTAAACTCTAAAGCCCACAGTCCATATCAATTCTGCAAGAACAAAACCAGTTATAGTCATGCAGATTTTGTAAAGAGCGGTTCCAATAGCAGTTTTATACAAATCCAGTAGGTCAATTAGCATCACCATTATAAATATCCCACCAATAACAGGTGCAATTCTACGAAGCAGTTTAGTTAGCATCCATCTTCACCACTATAGCTCTTACAATTACCTTACCTTTTACTGTTACAGTGCCAGAATATGTAACTGTTAAATCAATAGTATCATCAGCTGTGTATCTGCGGGAATAGCCATAAGCACCGGGTGCTGTTGCTACTGTGCCAGCTGAACTCTTTAAATTTATTGATGCGAGAAAACCATCATCATCAGAACCATCACCAAGGATAGCAGTAGCAGAAGTAGCCGCATTAGATGGAGTTACAATTTCTACTTCTGTACCTAATATTCTATAACCATCTAACACAGGCAGGCATTGAACTACATCTCCAGATGCAATATTTAGAGAATCTAAATCAATTGTATTCTCCAGAATAAACACTCTATCAAGAGTTGCAAAAGGTTTACCACCCATCATAGTTGATGGAATTCCATTTATAGTTGCCATATTTTACCTCCTAATTATTTTTTAATTTTTGATGCTGACGGCGTTACATCATCCCTGACTTCCTTCTTTCCCTCTTCTGGATTTACTTCTATAAATTCGCTGCCTAATTTGAAGTCATCGTTTACCTCAAAGATTACACCGTCAGATAATCTTTTAATTAATTTAGCCATACTGTACCCCCTGAATTAAATCGATTTAATTCAGAGGGGGTTGCCCCCCTCTGATTATGTAGATTTCTTAGCGTATAGAACACCAAATCCAACAGGCAGAATAACATCGAAGTCGTAAACAATCAAGCCTTTCATTGCGTCAGCAAATGTATTCTGAGGTCTATATCTCTCTGTCTTATCAATCTGGCTAACAAATACCAATGAACCCTTATATCCAAATGGAATATAGTATGCTCCGTCTGTTGCTGAGCGATAGAGAAGATTGGATTCAAAGATGTTAAGCTTGCCTATTTGTTTTCCAGTAAATCCGCCCCTTAACAGAAAACTTTTGCCATCGCCAGCGAACATAGCATTCTTCAAGTCAGATTTTTTGATTAGGTTCATGATAAGAGGAGGAAGAACTACCCATCTATTCTCATCTGGAATATTTTGCTCATCAAGAACAGAATCACAATCAATAAGATAATCAAGAACATTGGAAGGGGTTAATGTAACTGGAGAACCAACGGCACCTAAATTATATGCTCCAGACTTTACTCCGGCAGTAGCTCCCTGATTTGCTGGATGAGCTTTTGTGTAGATACTGGAGAATACTTCAGTATCTATAACAATTTTCTGCTGTTGAGCGGCATTATCGGCTAATTTATCTATCCATGTCAGGTCTGACTGCTTGATATCAATATCATCCATTGCAAAATTGAAATACTTGGCTTTCTTTACTGTGAACTCAATAGCTGGGCTTTCTGGATACTCAATCTCAAGAGCCTTACCTTTTTCATAAGTCTTGATTGTTACGTCTGGTAATGTTCTGATTGTAACAGTATCTCCAACATTTTTAAGCTCACCAACATAATCAGTTGTTGATATATTAGCGATAACACTCTTGGCATAGAAACGCTCAAGAAGTTTACCACTAAATAATACTGGAATATGGGCGTTACCGGGTTGTCCCGGACCTCCATATCCATAATCCGGATACCCAGTTACTCTTGGAACTGCCATTTATATTACCTCCTATTTTCCGTATAGTATTCTGTTTTCAAGCAAAGCTTGAACGATATCCTTTTCTTTCTTATCCTTAATCTCTGGAGGTATTTTACCTAATGCTGCATCTGTATAAAACTGTCTAATTTCACTCTCCTTGTATATTTTCTTTCCTACATTCTGAGTAGATTGTGCTGCCTTTCTATGAGGTGGAGCTGTAAATTTCTGTGCCATAGGAGCTTCAGGTTCTTCATTCTGATTTAATTTCTCATAAGTATTGAAGAAGTGGGCAACAGTTGAAGCATCCCCCTGCTGAAAAGCAGTCATCATAAGTTTGTGTCTTGTCATTGTTGGGACTTCCTGTGAAGGTTCATTCAGCCAATCAAGAAAATCTGGGTCAGTATTGAGAGTTCTCCAATTAGGAGCCAGAGCATCTAATCGGGCGTAGAAGTTACCAGTAGTTGCCTCTTGTTTTATCTCATTGAGTTTAGGCTCAATTTCCCCAAACTTCCTACTCATCAATTTAGATACAGCATTATATACCTCGGGATATTCAGACTTTAATTTAACAATATCCTCATCTTCTGCTTGCGGCTGAGGTTGTTGCTGTTTAGTCTGATTCATATACATAACAGCCTGCTCAAGCATAGAAAGCCTATTCATTAGCTCTTCTTTTTCACGCTTAAGCATTTTTATCTCTTTAGATAGTCTTGGAACTTCTTTGTCATACTTACCCTTGAGGACTTTATACTTCTGCTCCCAATCTCCAGCGGAAGGTGGTTCCTCAGGCTCTTGCTGTGGCGGCTGACCCTCAGGAGCCGTTCCTGTCTGGATAAATTGAGAATAGTCCTCTGGTAAAGTATCTACCTGCTGTTGAGATGTGTCATCAGGAACCTGCTGTTGCTGAAGGTCCTGAGCATCATCATACTGTGTTTGCATAATTAAACCTCCTCATTTTTTGATATTTTATTGGCAATAGCCAAAAATATACTAAGAAAATTACCAACTCCCTGTAAAAATCTAATATTTTCATATTCAGAAGTTGTGTATAGACCACTAGTTACTTTGTTATATTCTTCATTAAGAATTGAAACAAACTCATCAAAACCATCCTTGTCAAATTTTTTCCATCCTTTAAATACTCTTTCCAATTTAATTGTGTCTATCATTGTAGTTGCTCCTTTTGCATTGCTACTGCCTGCTCTTGAACAGGCGTTTGTTCTGGTATTTCTTTTGGAGGCACAGCTCCTTGTTGCATACCAGCAAGTTGAGATAAATCTACTTGATTATTCATAGGAATTTTTAATCCAAAATTAGTAAAGATATTCTCAAGTAAATATCTTCTTCCTTCCGTACCTACTATTTGTGTATCAATAGGATTTGATGTAATTTGTAACACTTGTAATAACTTTTGCACCTGAGCCATCTTGTTTGCAAGTGTAATAGAGCCAACAGCTTTTATATTTAAATCTGGTATATTCAAATCGTTTTCATAAAAGTTTATAAGATTATACATATATTGTCTTGTAACTACTGGCTCAATGATACCAGAATCTATATTTTTAACTACTTCTTTTATTCCCCTTGCGGAAGATTCCATAAGCATACTTAAACCAGAGGCAGTTCTGCCAGATGTTCCCGTCGTCACCATACTATGAGCATACGGAGGAATACCACTCAATTCATCAGCTAATTTCATATAATACATTACTACTTGTACCACAGCATTAGAAGTAAGCTGTGGTTGATAGAACTTGTAAGCTGGTGTAGTAGCCATTCCATAATCATGACTATCAAATATCTTCCATGGAGTTATCTCCTTAGGTTCGTTAGGAGGAATTCTATCAATATTTCTTTCTACCATTGGTCCAGATGATAAAGCTGAATTATTTATAACAGCTCTGGATAGTGCATTTACACCATCCTGTAAATCTTTAAGCACTTCAATAAGAGACATGCCCCAGAATGAACTTGGTATTTCAACAAAAGAAGCTTTACAATAAGGCTTTTTTCCAAGTGGGTCAGGATTCAAAGTGGCTTTTAGAACTACATTATCACATATCCAGACAGTAACTTCATAATATTCATCATCTTCTATATCAGAAATAAAGTCAGAAATATATTCACCTTTTACACTGCCCCAAAATTCAAGAACATCTATTAATCCTCCTGACATTCCAGACTTGCCTTCCAGTAATCTTCTTTCCGTATAATGGGCTTGGGATACTGAATAACCTGTATCTCCATATAAACCCAAAATCAAATCAATAGCGTTCTCATCAAATCCTTCAATATCTTTCAAGGAAGCCAAATCCTGTGGAGTAAGATGTAAAACTTCTATAACCCAATCAGAAAAATCGGAAGCATCTGGAGAAGGATAAATATCAAAAGGATTAACTCTGTTGAATGTAGGAATTACTTTCCATGTTGGCTGTCTATTTTCATCAAAGGCTTTAACTCTACGAGGCACTCCACCTTTCATAATAGCTGCGGGGTAAACAGCCAAGTCAAAGAAAACATCTTTTAAGGCAGGAAAAAACCCGCCTTCAACAAATTGGTCATATATTCTCTGTTTTTCTTTTTCTGCTAACTTCTTAGACCTCTCCATTAATTCATCTTCAAACTGTTCTTTGTTTCGCTCAACAGCATTCTTTACATAAGGAAGAATTTTATCAAGGCTGATTTGACCTGCTGTAATCTCTTCTAAAGCAGAAGCCTTCTGTATAATATCACTTACAGTATCTGCCAAATCTCTATAAAACTCTTCCATCTGGTCTCGTGGTAATTCTGGTTTTGGAGTAGGCTCAATGTCAAATGGAGGTTCTCCTGTATCTGGAAAGAAAATATCGGTAAGCCATGCCATTAATGCTCTGCATTTTATATTACATAGTGGTACATATATTTCTGAACCGCCAATTTCTCGTATGCTTTTTAATTTATCGGGCGTATACTTCTTCTTGAAGTAATACAGGTTCTCAATCATTATAGATTCAATTGGGTTTTTTGCTAAGGCGGCTCGCTCGAATAGAGTTTGAATATGATTAATTAAGGGATGTAATTCTTCTTGCTCTTTTAAGACTTCTGTGGAAACTAACTCCATTATTTCTTTTTCCTAAGTTTAGATAGTGTTATTGCTAATCTGGCTCTGCGTCCTACGGTTCCACCTTGCTTAGCCTTCTGCTGCAACCATGATTTTGATATAGTTCCTTGAGGCGTTACTGCTCCAGCTGCTTTTGCCTGTTGTGTTAATGCACCGGGCTTTTTTATTGCCTTTTGAATCCAATTTTTCTTTGCCATGTTTACCTCCTATCTATAAATTATATAAACCCAGCATAATTGCTGGGGTGCTGAGTTCTGGGAAAATTAAGTTTTTCTACATCTTTATTATAAGACATAGAGGGCGAATAACCCAAACATGCATACTGCAAAGCATCCATAACATGTGAATAATTATTCTTTTCAGGTAATTCAGCGTATCGTTCAGTAGCTACTCTGATTCTTCTAAAATGATACTTCCCATTGAAGCCCTCTCTTAAAGTTTGGCACTTACTTGACAGAATAAAAGCTGGCTTGCCTTGAACATACCTTGTTAAATAATAATTTACAGCCTTTATTCTATCATGCAAGCTGTTTGTATATGCTGGATATGCCTTTGAAAATCCATAATATTTCAGTAGACTATAACATGAACGGAAATCAATCTGAGAGCGGGCTGTTCCAGCAGGGTCTCCAACAATATGAATATCATGCATAAAGTATTTTGAATTTATATGAGGCTTCAATACATCTTTTATAAAAGTTTCCACATCAATAGGCTCAACTGTAACTAACTCATCGTATACAAAAAGCCTGCCATCTGGGGTGTTTTGCACAATAGCACAAGCTGGATATAAACCAAAATCCATTCCTATTATTAATGGGAGTTCTTTTATTGGTTTTAATTCTTCTGAAGTGCAATGAATTGCATCTGAATAAGCAGTAAAAACAGGCTTTCCTTCCTTTGTATAACCAAATTCTCCATGAATATATACTCTAATAAAGTCTTCATCTTGTCCCACAGCCAAATCTTGATAATAGTTTGTGGGCAAATTTTCTATATTTTCAGCTTCTGGAGATAAACCAGACGGCTGTTTAAAAAATTCTATCAATCTTTCATTACTTTTTGCATTTTTAACAAAGAAATTATGAAGCCAATGCTCCGTAGATGGAGGGTTACTATCCATTATTATATAAGGATAAGTAACTCCACCTTGCTTTTTTGACGGATATCTGCCTATACGCCCTCTTAAAACCTTAAAAAACTCAAAATCTATCTCCCTTGCTTCATTTATCCATGCTCCCGAAATCTCTAATGACAGTAAATCTCTTACCTGTTCAGGCTCATCTAAGGCTCTTAATAGCCATTCACTTTCAACAATAGTGCCATCTTCAAGCCCAAATTTAAATACATACATAGCTTTAGCTTCTTTCCATGTATAAAGTGGCTTTGGCAGCCAATCGTCTATTGTCCTTTTCGTAGTATCTTGGAGCATTCTTGCGGTATTTCTTATAATAGCATACCTTGTTCTTCTTACATTTTCAAAAGGCTTTTGAGTTATCATAGAATTGAATAAATGAATTACACAACCTGATGACTTGCCACTTCCAACAGGTCCCATAATGAACTTAAGAGGCTTCCTACTTTCCAAAAAATTTTTAACAGTAGGGACAGATTTTAGATTATAGTCTATTTCATGAATCATGGTTACCAAATCCCCTTATATGGTGGCATTCTATATGGAGCGTTATATAATTCTGGATAATTGTTCTTTATAATATTGAAAAAGCCATTTAAATCTTTACCCATATAGCTGAATGGATAATATCCATATCTGTTTGCTAATGAATTGGCTATACGAAGTGAATATAATTGGGCGAATAATTCAGCAGGGTCGTTAATCAAAGCTCCTCCTAAGTTAGTTAATCGTGCTAAATCATACAAAGGTATTTTATCATAATTTTGAATTACAGACATTATATTTTTAGGCTCAGCAACATAAAAAACATGATGCCCTACTTCATGAGCAGTAGTTGAAGGTAAGGCTCTGCCTTTTACTAAGAAAATAGCACTTTGGGAAGGTACATAATATCCACTTATATAATTAGCATTACTTTCCCCCATATTAGCCACATCTGCTGGAGATACAACATCCACATACTTTATACCTTCTATATGTTTTTTGGGAATAGCTTGTATTGTATCAGAAGCAATATTTTTTATTGCATTTGAAGTAAGAAAAGAGCCTGATTCATTCATTATATCGGGCAAGGCTGCTAATGTAGCTCTGGTTAGTGCCTCACGGGCAATTAAAGG